GGTGGCGGGATCGCCTTTTAAAAAAGGGGCAGAGGGAAACCCCCTACCCCCACCATCTGAAAAGATGGGCAACCGCTAGATTGCAAGTGGATCGTACCACAGCCCCCGCAAGGGGGCTTTTTTTATGCCATCTTAATGTAGCCTTTGGTCTGGTTCCGGTTGGACTTGCGCCACTCTCGATATTCGTCGTGCGACATATCCATGATGTTCTTGCGCTCCAACCCACCACCGATAGAGGACTGCGATCCGGTGCCAGAC